TGTTCCTCGTTCGTGTCGTACTTGCGCCCGGTCTTGAAGTCGATCAGGTCCACGGTATCGTCGTCGTACTTGACCACGACGTCGCAGACGATGCGCAGCCAAGTGTCGCTGCCGAACCAGCTTGTCGGCGTCCACTGCCGGGTGAAGCCCCACTGCTGCTCGACCATCGGGTCGAGGCCGCGGAGTTGCTCCATTTCCTCGCCGAAGTGGGCGTACTCCTTCGGCACCGCCTTGGGAGCCTTCTTAGCCGACAGGTAGTTCTCTCCCAGCTTGTGAATATCGCTGCCGCGCTGCATAGCCGGGCTGCCGGGCTCGGGCAGCTTGTCGAGATACTTCAACTTGAAGCGCAGCGGGCATTGCTTATAGTCGGCGTATCGGCTGTACGACCATGCCGTAATTCCGTTGCTCACGTCTTGGTTTCCTTGTGTTCGTCGCACAGAAAGTGCTTACCATCGGTGCGGCAGCACACGATGCAGATAACGGGCAGAGTCAATGCGTCGTCTCCCCCGGTGCCTCGATCTCTTCCACCGTGAAGTGCGGCTTGGCAGTTTCAACGGCGATATCCTGCACGAAGCCCTTGAACATGTCCTCCGGCATATTCGTGGTCGACATCACCTTGCCGTCTGACAGGACGACGAACAGGGCGATCAGTACCCCCTCGCCCGCCGCGTGGCTGATAGCCGCCGTTATCTGGTCGCCCATATGGGGTAGCGCCGCGTTGATAGATGCGAAGCGCTCTTTGGTTTCCTCACTCATAGTCACTTTTCCCTTCTTCAAACTTCTTGAGATCTCCCCAAGTTTTACCGGACTTGCCTTCACTGAGCAGCGGAACGTCCAGCTGCTCAGTGATCATTTCCATGCTGTCGCGCAGCACTGCCATTTCGGCCTTGGGGTCAGGGCCGCTGGACACGTTGAGTTCGTCGTACACTTGGACAAGGAACCGGCCCTTGCGCTTGGGATGCTCATTGTAGTTGATCATCGCTTGCTTCGTAACGTCGGCCGCGCTGCCTTGGCATAGATAGTTGAGTAGCTTGTACTCAAACGTCATCTCGCGCCCGAACCTCTTGTTGAACGCCGGTGACTCCACGTAGTACGCGCGCCCGCCCCACGTATAGAGGCAGTCGCCGCGCTTGCCTATGGCCTTGGTCTCAGCGCTCAGACCGCCGCGCCCGTTAATGCTGGGCAGGGCTGCGCCATGGGCCGCGAGCAGGTCCTTGGCCTCCTCCATGGAGCAGCCGATACCGCTGGCCGTGGCCGGTGCGCCGCCGCCAGAGATTATGCGGAAGTTGGCGATCTTCACGGACTTGCGCACGAACGACTTGCCGGTCTTCTGCTCGATAAGGTCGGCAACGTATTGGTGAACGTCCAGCCACGGGTCTTCCTGATACGCGGCTAGTAGCGGTCCATCCTCAAAGTGTGCGAGGAGTCGCAACTCTTGCCCGTTATAGTCACGGTGGAGCCAAGTTTCACCGTCGTCGGGCAGGAGATAGCGCCGGACGAGGGGCAGTGGATCCAAATGCAGAAACGCGGGGTGATCATACCCGTCATCGTTGGCGTCCCATGATTTGCTGATGTTCAGGAAGTTCGGGTCGCGGGTACTCGGTCGCCCGGTGCGGGTGCCGCCCTCGCCGCCGCGCACTTGGTTCCAGTTCGTGCTGATGCGGCCATCGCCGCGCGCCTCGGCTTGCGCCAGCCACGGCAGCATGAACATTTTCAGGCAAGTGGACATGCGGTTGCGATAGCCGAACGCGCTCGCCACGCGGGGGTCTTTGTACAGGTCCGGCGTCAACGTCTTCTTGCTGATGCTGAACTTGCCGGTGGGCGTCAGCGCCAGCTGGTCCTCGCGCACGATCTTGGCGCGCAGCAGGGCCTCCAGCACTTGGGCGTCGTTATCGAAGCTGATGTCGGCCTTTAGGCGCTGGCGCAGCCAGTTGTCGGCAGCCTCTAGGGCGGCCGATGCGCTCGTTGTCGAGGAACAGGGGCATCACCCGCTGCTCGCGCACGTAGGCCTCGTGCATGTCATGCTCGTTAATGACATAGTCCCATTCGCTCTTGAACAGGTCGAAGGTGCGGTCCGTGTCGCCGCAAGCGTACCGGCCAACCAGCTTGCCGGGGGCCTTACTGATCATGCTGCCCCACTCGCTCGGCTTGAACTTGCCGTACTTGGACTCGAGCATCTTCTTGTTGCCAAGTATCCACGCCTTGAGTTCATCCTGCTCGTCAGGCGGCTCGCCAAGGAACCGTTCGGCCAAGCCCTTCAGGTCCAGCTGCCGGGCCTGGGGGTCGCGCAGGAACATGAGGAACATGGTGTCGTGTACGTCATCAGCTGGCAGCCGCCGCATGCCAAGGTGCGTCTCGGCTACGTCTGTATCGAACTTGCCGTTGTAGAACAGGACACCGGGCTTCCACACAGCCTTCAGTTGACGCTTGGCGTCCGCCGCCGTACAGTTGTTTTCCTCGGGATGGCCCCATGCCAAATAGCGGGACTTCTTGCCCGGCTCCTTGATGCTTACGCCGACCGGCTTGGGCGGATAGGCTGGGCGACCTTCGATCGACTCTGTTTCAAAGTCAATCGTGGTCACAGTTGGTATGCGCATTCAAATTCTCCCGCCGAAAGTTCGGGGCCGCGCGGTGGAGTAACGCCGCCGCCCCGTCTGGCTAAGCCAGCAGCTTGATCAACGCTTGCGGGCAGCGCCGCCCTTGCCAGTCAGCTTCTTGCTGGCGCTGGCCGTGCGCTTCGTGTCTTCTTCCTCGTCCTCCTTGAACGGGGTGTACGGGAAGTCGATCGTCTCGTGCAGCTTGCGATAGCGCTCCATCAACACGGGGATGAGTTCGTTCTCGACCGGCTCCACCAGTTCGAAGTTCACCTTGAACTGCGACTTGGGGTCGGGCGTCAGATAGACGCGGGTGTACACCGCGAACAGCGGACGCTGGAGTTGGTCGGCAACGTCGCGGACGTAGGCATCGAAGCCCTTGCCGCTCATAACCGGGATTTTCAGGTACGCCTCTTCGGCGGTACGGAAGTGTTCCGGGTCGTCGATAATTTCAAGGTCGTACCCGCCGCCCCGGCCGATGGGCTTATACGTGCCAGCGGGGATGAGCGCGAGGCGTCGGCGGTTGCTACATGCCTTGCCCCGGCCCTTTTGCGCGCTGCCCCATTCGTTCTGCGGGCAGCCGTCGCACTGGTCCGACTGGCGCTCGAAGACATCTTCCTTGTCGACGATATCAGGCGGTGCCATTTCGTCCTTCTCGTCCGGGTTCTTGCAGAACGCGAAGCAGGTCGGCGGGGTACGGTTGTCGGCATCGTAGTCGCTGCCGTAGTACACGTTCTCGAGGCACCATGCCCCGACGATAACGAGCATCTGGTTGCCGGGCAGCGCCGCGTCGTCGTATTGCAGGACGCCCGCTCGCGTGGAGAAGAACCGGCCACCGCCGCCCGTTTCGGTGAGGACGGCGGCAGTACCGGCCAGCTTGGCGAGTTCCTCGTCATAGTTGGCGATATCGGTTGTCTGCTTCTTGGTAGGTGCTTTGGCCATAGTCAATCTCCGTAAGTTGGCAGTTGCTTAACTCTATCCGCAGCATCCAGCAACTTCAAGTGAAGATGATTGCGGGTATCGGCCGATACGCGACCGCATAGAGCGGTGCGTACCAGATAGTTCTGCACGTCGTGCATCAGCGCGAAGCACGAACCGATCGTGTCTTCCAGCTTGCGCGCCACGTACTCGGGGCTATTCAGCAGTCCGGGCTCTTGGGCGCGCCGGACCCAGTCGATAACTTCGACCAATTCCTTGCGGCTCTTGCTGCCGAAGCCCTTGCTGTGCTGAGTCATGTACTCCAGCTTGTCGCGGGCGTTGCCCACCGTATGAGCCCCGGCAAGGGCACACACGCGGACGGTTCGAACGGATAACTCACACTCGTCGAGTGGAGTGTCCCATGTTGGGCGGTCCAGACGCACGACGCTACAGCTTCGTCACGGAAAGCTTGACCGCGCGGAACGTAGTCACACCGGGCGGCAGCTTGGGCTTCCAGTTCTCGCCCCGCTTGCCGGTGGGCGGGTCTTGCATGGCCACGCGCTCCTTGACCGCAGCCTGATTAAGCGCGCGGTTGAGCAAATCGAATTCGCCGGTCTTCTTGAGGAAAGCGTACAGCTTGTCCCAGTCCTCGACCTGATAGACCTCTTCAGTCTTGACGATCGCCTTGTAGCGACGGCCCACGGCACCGCCGTCGTTGCTCTTGTCCAGCTGGTCGATGATATGGTTGGCGATGGCGGTTTCGTCCGCCTTGATCTCCTTGACCTTCTTGTCCTCGGCCAGCCGCTTCTCACGGGTGTCGTGGTACAGGTCAGCGCAAGCGCCCAGAGATTTAGGCATCTTCAGCGCTTTCGTCTTCAGCTTTTCAGCCATTTCACTTGCTCCTTGGTTTACTTGGTCACTTGTGCTTAGGTTGGCGACGCACCGTCGGG